TCATCCCACGCATCATCTTTCCGGTTGGCTTCTTCTCGCCCCGCATGATCTTCGAACCGCGTGAACCCTTATTCTCGCTGCAACGCTTCATGGTTAGCTCCTCGCTTTCATTCTCTTCTTCGAACGGACCTTCCCGCCCTTCCGCAAACTGGCAAGGTTGGTGATCGGGCTAAGCACTCTTAGCCATGTCGGGACTCAACCACCACTCTTTTTTCCCTGCTTGCCTTGTGGTGATTTCATCCTATCGTTGTCGCTCCAATTGCCGCTGTCTGCCATGACTACCTCGATTCCTTGCCGCGCTTCTTGTTTGTCAAAGTCATTCCCGACCGCTTCATCAACCGCTCTACAGGCTTACGCTTGTTCGCCGGGATCACTCTTTCGTTCTCATGGGCGACAATCAACACCGGCTTGTTCTTTCTCGTCGCCATTACTTCCTCGGCTTTACTCTTGACTTCCGTGCCTTGACACGCCCACCCTTTTTGAAACTTACGGGCGTGATCCTGTCACTGGCCGCACGGTCCATCATGTCTTGGCCGCTAGACGAAAGACTTGAGCCGGCCGCTTTCGCTCCAGCACGCCAGCCGCCACCACTCTTGCGATCATCTTTTCCTTTTTGGACTTGCCTCTGAGTATCAGAGACTGTTTGCCCAAGTGACCTGTAGCTGTCGTCATCGTCTGCCATAGCCACTCCTCAAAACAAAGGGGCAGGGCCGAGACCCCGCCCCTTCGGTTAATCGCCCATAGAGGGCCTTACAGACCGGCAACTAGCAGATCAAACGAGTAACTGGCAAGGTTGGTCCCAGGACCGATTTCTCCCAATGGAGCGTTGGCGCCAGAATCCTGAAAAATCTGCAACTTCTGAGTCGCGGTATTCCACTGGGGGAAGTAAGCCGAACTTGGCTCAGGTCCGACAGTTCCTCCAACCGGAACGACAAACAACACCTTGGTCAAACCAACGTCGCCTCCGGTAAGAGGATTCCCACCGATTCCCTCGATGAGATACCCGCCCGAAGCATAGTCGGAGATCCCAGGTTGCAGGGTGACAAGCTCCCCCCTCAGATTTCCAAGAGAGAGATCGCCGTCCGGGTTCTTCGTGATTGTTGCCATGAACGGCCTCCCTTAGATGATGTCGCAGCCAACGAGCACGTCGACCAAGCCGGCTGTGAGAGCCGACAAAACCGATGCCTGTCTGCCGAACGGTTGATAGGTTGCCGAGCTTCCGGCCGCGATTGAGTTCATGCTGAGAGTTCCTGCAACCGGAACTAGCCATGAGCCAATTCCAGCGGCAGACGAACCAGAGCAATACGCCTGCGACAAGAAGCCGGCGACTTGGATCATGATGTAGGAACCGACAAGTTGCGCCGCCGTCAAAGACGTGAGCGAAGTCGTGTTCAACATCATGAATCCGGCCGGGAAATTCAACCCGAGGGTCGTCCCTCCCAATGCCTCAGTCGTGATTCCGGTGACTGTCGTGTAGGTTTCGTCCGTCCAGTAGACCGGAGCCGGAGCCGCAGCGGTCGTCAGGTTCCCCGTGGTGATTGCCGAAGTCGACAAATACTGGACGAGCATGAAGATTGCCGGAGAACCGCTTGGATTCGCCTGCAAACTCGTAGCGCCAGTGGTTGTACTGGTTACGCCGAAATACCTCTGACCGAGCACTTGGTTCTCGCCCAATCCCTTCCACGGAGCAAATGCGGTCGTGGGGTTGTAGAGATAGGTACGAGTTAAGCCTGTGTCGATCTGAAGAAGTTGATTGCTTACACCGAAAATTGCCATGTCATTCTCCTTTTCTCACAGGCCGCTAAAGTTCAGATTAAACATGAGCCTTGGCGCATCGAACACCAAGTCGCCGTCATAGAAATACTGGCCGGCCACGTCGTCAGTGTTCTGCGCTTCCTTCCACCCCGAGAACCCGAAAGCGTACTTCGGAATCGTCGACACGTAGAAGAAGATGTAGTTGGTGTTGAAGCCGTACATCTGGTAGGCACCGCCCAGCGTACTCAGGTACTGGTCGACAACCACCTGGGCTCCATTCCAGAAGAACGAGCGGAATCCAACGTGAACGTCGGAGGTCTCGTCATTGAACCGCTGTGACGGCTGGAGCTTGTTCCACATAGCATCCCACACCGGCTGTGTGGTCGTAATCATGTCGACCTTCTCCTGGCCGAACCATGACGCACCGTAAGCCGTCTGCACAGCGCCCAGCGAGAATGCCGATGGAGCCGCGTAGTAAGCGTTGATGCCAGTGTTAGCCGCCGATGCGATGTCGGTTCTGGTGACACCGCCATACGTCGGATAGTTGGCCGGGATATTGATGGCCACTGCCGCGCCGTCCAGATCGGTCGTAGAGTTCAACGAAGTCGAACCGTTTAAGCCGCCGTCTCCGTACAGGTTGATTGCAAGCAACTGCGCCATCGTGCCGGAAGCGTTAATCATCTTCGAGCCGATGAAACTCAAAGCGCCTTCGGGACCACGGTTCAAAACCTGATCGGACCCATACAATGTGACGTTTACGTAATATTGCTTCACATTGAAATAGAGCGCCGTGTCGGTCTGCACTGCGGATGTGTCGAAGGCTTGGCCGCGCTGGTAGGAGCCGCCCTTGAGCGGCGCGTACATGATGTTGTGGCGGATCGTTAGACCGCCCTCGAACTGGAAGCGTCTTTTGTTCTTGAGCCGAGTCAGGACCGGCGAGTTCTTGAACACGGAGTCCACGATTCTCGGTACGATCTTGTCAACGGTTTTGCTCGTGAGGTCATTATAAGTGAGCACGTTAAAGCCTCGATTCCGCCCATTCGGGCCTGAGATGCTGACAACTCGGCTTTCGCCGCTTCATCGTTCAACAGGCTCTGCTAACGCTTCCTGTTGACTCATCCCTGCCAATCCCGAGTGGGTTCTGCACGAGGCTTCCCGCTTACAGATTGCAGTTGCGGTTTTGAAAGAACCGCAAAACTCTAAACCTTGCCGGCCTGGATCAATTCCTTTGCTCCCTCGACAACTCCTGCTTGTACGAGATCGCGTACATCAACCGGACCCTTGTCGCTGCCTGCGCTGTCATCCAACGCCTTTTGCAAAAGTCCCTTGGCATCACCGCCAAACTGTTGCGGAATGAAACGCTCCCCGCCGCCCGCCGGCATTCCACGATCCGCAAGCCGCTTGTTGACTTCAGCTTCGATGTCGGCCTCACGCTGCTTCTTGGCCTTCACTGGCTCCATCAGTTTGTCTTCGAGAGCGTAAGGGTCAAACTTGTTCTCCTTACTCATCATCTCGAAAAACTCTTTCTGCTTGTCCGGCGTCCACTTCTCCCCGGATTCCTTCTCGTATCGTAGCGCCACAACTCCATTGGCTGCGGCAAATCCAGCTACAAACGGGATGGTCTCCGAGTTGAACTTCGCTTCACGGGCCGTGAATCCATCCTCTACGGCCTTCTTCGTCTCGGCTGCGTAGAGTGCGGTTGCTTCTTCCCGCGTCAAACCGCCAGCTTGCTTGGCGATCTCCTGAACTTTCTTCGTAACCAGTTCGTCCAACTGCTTCGGGTCCATGTCTCCTCCAAGAGCTTTTGCCGCTTCAATCTGCCGTTCGAGTTCTGCCTTCTGGTCAGTCCAAAGGACTTTCCCTTCAGAATCGAGAACGCCTGCCTCTTCCAGAGCATGAAGTCTGTCGTAGGCTTCCTGCGACCAAGGCTCCATCTTTGCCTTGTACGCCACGGCTTCCTCGTACACAGTCTCTTTCGACTTCAACTCGTTCTGCTTGCGGCTGTAGTCGTCTTGGCGAAGCCACCCGCCTTTTAGTTCGGGTTCCTTTGCAAAAAGGTTGTCAATGAGCGTCTTCTCTTGGGCACTGAGCGCAGAGTAAATCTCTTCAAAGGTCTTGACTGCCATCTCCCTTGTCCTTCCTCGCTTCCCTCATCGGGCTCCGTCGAGGCTACGGGCTGCGGGTGTTAATGATTATCCGGGCATCTGCCCCGGCATCGGAGGTAACTGAGGTTGCGGTGGGGGTGCGCCTGCTCCAGCCGCCGGAGGAGGACCTGCCATTCCCCCTGGCTGAGATTGAGGCCCCTTTTGCTGCGCCATTGCCGCTCCGGTCTTCAAGATGGCGATGGCTCTTGTTGCATAGGTGCGGAACGTGTCGTCGTTCACACCCATTGCAATTTTCTCGATTGTCGAAACAGCCAAATCGATTTGGTTCTTGCCCACTTGCTCTTGAGCTTGCCCAATTGCTGAACCGAACCCGCTGCCGCCTGGAGGCCCCATTTGGGCCTGGGCTTGTGGTGACATCGGCGGTCTGTCGATTGGAGGCATCAGAATTCCGAGTTCCCAACCTGCGTTTTGCCGGTCTTCACGTTGACACTCGTGCCACGCGGTTCAACCGTGGTCATATCGCCTTCGTCAATGAAGGTTCCAACGGCTGCGAACTCGCCCTTCTTCATCTTCGGCGCCGAAGTCGCATCATAGTGACCGCCTACTGCAATGGGTGCGGCCATGCCCTTTCCATCTTTCATGTGATTCCTCGTCGGATGGTTTGCTTGAGTTAAGGGGAGAGCTTTTGGCCCTCCCCCACTTGCTGCCGGTCAAAACCGGCTAGCTCCGATTAGCGCCGTCCGTGCTTGACACGGGCCTTCTTGCCACGCTTGGTCTCGAACATGGGATGCTCCTTTCCGGGTAGTTCGCCCTGGGTTTTATTTCGCCGGTGTTCTGGTTGCGGCCTCTCACCGCTGTACTGCTGGCGATCCCCGGAATGGATACCGGAGGTCTAATGCAGCAAGTAGTTAACTTGCCTCATTGAGCAAATGATTAAACAATTGTCCGAATGATTTCAAGCGAAATCGTAAAGAGAAAATTATTTATGGTGTGCCGCTCCCGGCTTTATGCCAGCAGCAGCCGCCGCAAGCGCCATCTGCTTTGCCTCTTCCGCAAGCTCTTCATCGTTCTCTTTCTGGTCTATATTCCAATCTGGAACAGCGATGGCAAAAAACTTCTTGCGGCTCAAATCTCGATTCTTTCTCAGTCCGGCCGCAATCGAAATACGGTCCTGGCGCTGGAATCCGAACAACGATCCCTGCTCGCATTCAAAGCCGAACTTACGGACGTGCGATTCAGAGTTCACACCTTCAGGTATCAAACTTCCCGGCCTATCGTCGATGTCCTCTTTCGTTAGTCCATCCATACCGAGAGTTTCAACGCGCCTTGCAGCGTCATAGAACTGTAGTGCTGTTCCGGTCCACAATTCTCCAACTTCATTCACGCCCGTCTCAACGTTTGCGGCTTTGAACCTGATTGGTGTTGTCTTCGAGAACTGAATCTTTTCGAGTGTGTCTCCACCTGGAACCTGCTTCTTCCCGAGAGCTTGATTAACAGCATCGGTCCCTGAGTTCTCCTTGATCGTCCTTCTGAGCATCTCAAGCACTGGCAGTGGGTAGTTTCCAATATTTGGAGGAGCCTGCCACGTCGGACCTGTAATGGCATTCGAGTTGAAAGAGATTTTCAGGTTTGGCTTGTTGGCGTCTATAGCCTTCAATGCGTCTGGGTGAATAGCCGATTTTGGAGCCATCAAAGCCGGTGCTAGTGCTCTCTTCACAGCCAACAACAATCCCGACATAATCTGGTTCATGATGTCGTTTGTGTCCATCCACGGCTTCAATACACTCAAAGCGTACTGCTGCCACGGGACCGAGTGAAGACCCATCAAAACGAATGGCCTCTTGCGGTGGTAGTAGGGGTTGGGCTCATCGTATAGGGTCACTTTGTTCGAACGAATCACAAGCCTCCCACGAGGATAGAGCTTCTCTTCTGGTTTAACCCAGTATCCCCACAATGCGCTGTTTGGGCTCTTTCCATCCCCAGGCCCCATCCATAATGTGTTGCGGCTTTCATTGATCGAATCGTCGTTCATCCAGAACTCGACTACTTCTGCCTCTGGATACTTGCTTCTCGCGCTCGACGCCTCAGACCCTCCCATAATACGTTTCCAGCCGGAATTCAACTGCTCAAACAATTGCGGCATGACCGTTGGAGGAACCTGTGGCTCAACACCGTAGGTGCTGTAATCTTCCTGCGGACGAACGTGCTTGCCCATATTCGGATAGGCTCTCTTGATCCAGTCGAGCGTCTCCCGGCGCCGGTAGATCACCATCTCGTCTTCTTGAAGATCATGAGGTCTTGTAGGCCCAAGCCGCATCAGGGCCTTGGGGTTCAAATGCTTCATGGAGATGTCGGCGTCACACGCATCCCCGCTCGTCCCTCTGGCAAACCGATTCCAGTAGAGGAGGACCGGCGAAGTCGTGAACATTCCGAACATTGTCCAGAACGCAAGCGTTTGATTGAATTTGTCCCTGCGAGCCCAACCCTTGACCATCGCATTCAGAATCTTTGCGGTCTTCGAATAATCACCAGCAAACCCAACTTCCGAGATATGGAAGATCGGCCTTACATCGGTGAGCAGTCCTATCGTCTCCCAAAAATTCGAGAGAACCTCGTTCGACACCGGCTTTGGCCTGTAATTGGGGAGTTTCTCGCGCCATTGGATTCCGGCCAGATAATCGATAGCCTCATCCATTGCCTTCAGTTCTGGAGTGGTCTTTTGGCGCGCAATTCCCTCGCTGAAACAGCCGTCAAGGAAATCGGCCATCTTGGAATAATATTCCAACAGATAGCGGTCTTCTACTTCAGGAGTCTTCGGAATGGGAGCTTGAAAGTCTGCCATGTCGTTTTAATCGTATCTCTCAACAGTTCAGTTTGCTACGGAAATCAGAGCCAGTTGTTCTCAACCACATGCTTGATTACGCGCTCTGCCCACAACTTTGCGGTCTCCCCCTGGTCGCGGGCCTTCTCGACTACGGCACCGTAAAGACTTCCCAAGTTGATTAGTACGGCCCCCGGATTGCGCCCCTCGTAAATCGCAACGTCCTTCTTCGCTTCATCTGCAATCAACTTGGCGGTTTCAAGTTCCATCGAGAGGTTGTAGACCAACCCAAACAACTCAGATGCGCTTTCAGGCCGCTTTCCCAATAGTTCCTTCATCCGTTGGAGATCCGCTTCGGGAACGATCACTACCTCCCCCTCAGCCAGCATTTGAATCAATCCAGAGACCGTTGCGTTTCCCCTGTCTCCAAACTTAGCTTCAAACTTTGTCTTCGCGGTCGGCGGTACAACCACTTCCATCTTGACGTGGTTCGGCTGGACCATCACTGGCGGCTTAGACTCTTCGTACTTCACTTGCGGGTTCAATCCAAGGAACGCTGCGGTGTCGTTCCATGAATGGCTACTGTTGGCCGAGCACACTAGCTTGCGATGTTCGGCGTTGACCTGTGCTCCGCATTGCGGGCAGGCATAACGGGTTTTTACGATTGGCACTTTCTTTCCCTCCTCATTCCAAATTTTGGAATCACTGGTACTTCCAAGCATCCGCATCGCTCATCACTTCTTCGCTGGCGTGACGCGAATCGTAATCCGCTGCGGTTTGTGAGTCGATAAACTCGGCCGGAACTCCTTCGTCAAACATCTGCTGCTGTGTGCCAGGGCGATCATGAATCGGACTAAATCGACTATTCTGAAAGTCTGATGGCACTCGCACCGTCTTCTCAACCAACTTGCCTTCTTCGTTCTTCCGCTTCAAAACCAAATCCGCCATCGCTCCGTGTTCGTTGACGATGTAGGAGCCGATCATCCTCTTTGAAAACTTCTCGGCCTCGAATGGAGAGCTTGATCGGTACTGCTCAACTTGAACAGGCATTCCCTCGAATATGACCCTCTTGTAGACGATGTAATTGTTTTCGTCCTTCTTGCCTTCTACTGGCCGTTGTCGCCGCTCTTCGAACTCACCTTCATGGCCGCAGTAAAGAGCGATTATAAATGCCATCACAATATCGTCATGGGCACCTTCTCCCTCCGCGCCATCCTCAGTGAAGTCTCTCAACTCATCGATCAAATACTTGTTACGGATGAGCACCTGATTGTCGAGCATCATCTTCGACATGTGCGCTATCAGAGTCCGCTTAGATTTGTAGTCGGTCCACCATCCAACGATGTCAGTCATGAAGTGCTTGAGGCGGTCCATGCGCTTGAACCGATAAATGTTTTCGTATTCGTAGTCACGCATCAGACGAGTGTTGGTTGCCATGCCAAAGGAATTGACTTCGACAGCCGCAAGAGCTTCGTTGTAGTACCAGCAAAGAGCAAGCACAATGTCTGTAAGGTTGTACGGGTCCATGTACCCATGCCAACTTGCAACCTGTTCATCGAGTTGATGGCCGTCACCGATCTTGATTACTTCACAGCAGGAATAATCCGCACCTTTCTGCCCTAAAGCAACATCGGCGGATACGACGTATCTAGCCCCTGGAATCCGCTTCTCCCACATGTGCAAGCGGTTTTCGTTCTCCGGGTATGACGCCTTTTTAACAAGTCCAAGCAATTCCCCTTTATCGTCACGCGGATTTATTTCCGTCATGTGGAGATGCGGCAACCACTGAGTAAAATCAAAACTGATTTCTCCAATCCATCTTGGTTCTTCAGTCAATTTGCTGTAGCGGTTGATGACCCCTCTAGGAATTGCGGAGATGATTGCGTTTTGGAATGACACTTCAGCGGTGACCGGATACTCTTGGTCGAAAATCATATCGTCGCCGTCAGTGGCGATGAATTCCTCCTTCGTCTTTCGCATCCAGTTGATCGTTTCATTCGATATAGTGATGCCATCTTTCTTCTTTATCTGCTCAACCATATCTTTCTCTTCGAGAGTCAGTGTAAATGCTTCTCCCTTTGGGATTGGTAGTGAGTAGGTCTTCGGTCTCCGATAGAACGGAATGAAGATCGGATGCCAATCAACCGATCCAGCCTCTGCGCGTCTCCACAGGTTATGCCACGCATCGTTACGTCCATTGGCCGTTGATCCCATGACGTAGAATCCGTCTTTAGCAAGAAAGGTACGAATGAGCGACTTTGAAAGCTGTGACGAATCCTTCCAGTGAGCCAACTCGTCCAGCATCGCGCATCGAAAACCCTTACCTCGACCAACACCTGAAGGTCTGTTGGCATTGTCTGCGTACACCCAGTTCTTCAATCCTGGGCGGCTTGTTCTTAAATTTTCATCTGGCTCGTCAAAGCAGTACACCTTTCCATTCTCGTGCTTCATGACTCTTGGCTGCATCCACCACGGCAGGAATGAGAAAGCGGACTCGTACATCTCCATGTTGTACTTTGCGCCGTCTTCATCCTGAGACACAAAAACTGTGTTGGTGTGCTTATACCGAATTACTGTCTTGTGAAGGAACTCGCCAACCATATAGGTCGTGTATCCCATGCGGCGAGCTTTATCGACAATTGCACGAACACGCCCATACTTCTTCTCCAGTTTTCTCAATTCATCATGGAGAATTTCTTGGCTGTCAAAAAATGGGTAGAGACCTTGGAAGCCTTTGTCTTCAGTTCGGACGGCGTAGTAGTTAGAGAGAAAATATCGAGTGTCAATCAGGGAGTGGTAGCATTCACCATCGATCCATTCATTATCGGCAGAGGAAAGCGAGGCTCGGGCTTCATCATCCCCTATGTTGCCGGCCCGGTACTTCTGCCGGTGCATGTCGAGGATTTCTATGATCTCTCCAAGGTACTTGTTCGCCCGAATGATCGACATACTAGAGCCACCCGTCGAAAGCGCCAGCGTTCATCAATCGTCGCATTTCTTTTTTCCAGTTTTTTCCTTCCCCCATGCTGCGACCGAATTTGCTATTCACTTTCATGTGGGCCATTTCATGAAGTAGGGACAGTCTGGTTTCATTGACATTGAGGTCATCCGGCAAGAGTATTGCCTTTGGGCACGGATGCCCTGCAACCTTACCCCCATAGCAGCAGAGTCCGTCTACGTCGTCATAGCCGCCAAGTCGGGTTATTTCACGCCTCGGAAGAAACATGAGCAATACTTCTTCAGTTGGAGGAATGGTGTTTCCAAAATGCCTATTGCGAAGGACTCGATAGTCCCGCATCAAGTCGATGATTCGCAACTCTGCGATGGTTGGAGTCACCATCTTGATGCGTTCTACTTCCGACTTGGAGAGTTTGGATACCACTATTCTCCCTCTTCGTCTTCGCCGTCTTCATCGTCGCTGCTAGGAGGATCTTCATCGCGGTCCAGATACCCAGGCACAGCCGCTACTTCGGCAGGGAGCAAGTTCTCTTCTGCGGCCCTCTTTCTCAGCCGGTCCATCCTCTCTTCTGTGGTCTCCGCTGTGCTCAGATTGGCTACCTGATTCGTCTGGTTCACGTTGATCTCCGCAATCGGCTGCTTTGGTTGCTTGGCGACAATAATGTCCTTTACGATGCGGCTGGCCTCAAGGCGCGTGGTCTTGTCGTCCTGCTTGACGATCTTCTTCTTCCCAGTGTTTGCGTCGTTGATCTCGACCAACTCAGTCGCCTCCAAGAGTCCGACCATGCTGTTTTCGAATGCCGGCATCACCCTGAGAATTGATTCGTTAAGACGAAGTTCAACTCTCCCAGATTCATTCTGCCTGTTGTAGCTTTCGATCTGGCGCACGGAATCCTTGACGGTCTCGACGCTCACGCTCTCAGACTTGGCGATAGCCTTCAACCTTTCAGGCTCGGTCCCAGTGAGCGCCTGAAACTTCACAAACCGCATCAAGTGACGTGGGTCGCGCATGTTGTGCTTAGAAAGTGCAGTCGCCATTACTTGCCCTCTGGTTCACCGCTCAAGTCAGCAAGCTCCTTGAGTCGCGCATGATCTGCTTCGCGGGTTGCGGCCTTCATCCTCTCCTGAGTTTCAAAGTCCGCAGCCTGGGTGTCTCTTTCTTGTTCGAGCACTTCCTCATCGGTCGCCGTCACGTCCACTTCTCGGGCAGATTCAGCGGGCGCATCCTCCTCCACAACTTTGATTGGGAACCTACCCAAATACGAGTCCGGCATTCTCGATCCGTACTGCTCCTGCTTGGGAATGATCGACTCCGGTTCGTCTCCCGGAGTTGCAACCGGCGCCGACTGTGCGATCTGCCGAAGAATGGAAAGGTCTTCGCGGTAGGACCTCGCTATCTCTGTAGCGTCCTTTAGGGTACTGGTAAGGTCGTTGGCGACACTCATAATTCGCTTGGAGCCCGTCACAACCCAGCGCACGAATGTCCATACGCCGAGACAAGCGAAAAATCCACCGACAATACAGAGCCAGATTATGCCTGTCATTCCGCAATCCTCACTTCACTTCCGTCATCACGCAACGCAACTATCTGCGACGAAGAATCGGTCATTACTGTTGAGTGGACCTTGTAGTTGCATCCAGTTTCTTTGTTCTTGCAGACGTACTCCAGATGATCGACAACCTGTTTCTGTCCCCTGCGGCCCATCACTACCTTCGGCTTCAAGACGGTTCCGCAACTATGACACACGAGATTGGCCGCGACTAACGGCGAAAGGTCCGGTATTGACATGCCCATTCTCCTCATTCCTTCTTGTTTGTGCTCTGCGCATTGCTTTCCAATTGTGAAATCGTTCCAGAACCTCTTTCCTGCGCCGCTCTGGAACCCTGTCAACGAAAAATGTTCCCGTCAGATGATCGAGTTCATGTTGAACGATTCTCGCCACCGATCCCCTAAACGTCAACTTCTTTCGCTCGTATGGAGTTTCTGCTAGAGAAGCCTCAACGTCGACGATTTCAAGCCGTGGCACCATGCACTCATTTCCCGAAGGCGGCAAACTTAAACAGCCCTCCGGTTCCTTAATCTCTTTTCCGTACAACCTAGTGATCTCCGGGTTCACTAAACCAATGACTATTCCGTGACTCCTGCCGATCAATACGAATTGCTTGAAGCATCCTATCTGCGGAGCCGCCAATCCCAATCCATCTGCCTTTCGCATCACTTCGATCATGTACTCGAATAATTTCGGAATCTCCGGCCACTCAGCCTCTTCGACAGGCTTCGCAAGGATGTTGTTCATCTCTGGCCCATAAATAGAGAGCCTAAAATTCCTCTGAAAGTACATTTCCCTCACCTGGGTACAACAATACTCCCAGCAGCCCTCGACCGTTCGGCCTTGAACATGATCTCAATTGCTTCAGGGATAGCCGAGTTGCCAATCAATTCAAGACGATCTGTGTCCGCCCTCAACCATTGAGGCATATACATCTTATGCGTAGTACACCGCGTCCCCCTGGCACACTCGCAACCAAGCCAAGTGTCAAGCCGCTCTCGCGCTTTCGCGGTCCAGTCAAAATGTTCGGGGTAGATTTGCGGCAGAAAATAATCGGCGCAGAAGCATAGACCGTCAGACCTCAACCCAACGGCTCTGCCGGTCACTATCGGTCCAGCGTTGCTCGGAACCAAGACAATCATGTAGCCGACGTTTTTCCACGATGACGTGTCGGCTGCGGGTTGACTTTCTGGAACCGCAATTACTTCCGTGGTTGGCGATTCCTGCTTCTCTTTGCGCCGGTCAATTACCTCAAAATTCGACAATGTAATCTTCCCCCTCGCTGGTTATGGTTTCACCCGGCAGTAGGCAGTACGCGAACGCTACGCGGCTATCATTCTTCGCAACGATCTCTCGAAGGACTACGCATGATCCTTCTATCTCGACGTAGCCTTTAGCTACCGAACGCTTTCCCCCGTTCTTTATTTTCAGACTTGCCATTGCTCACTCCTTAGTTCGGCTTTGGTTTGTTTTGATCGATGGCATCCTTGATGTTCGACACCATCATTTGATTCTCTCCGGTTTTGAATCCCTCACGCGCCTGTTGCTCAAAAGCAATAGACGTTGTTTTTGATGCAACCTTTAGAACCCCAATCTGGAGCGCAAAGTCTATGAAGTTAACCTGCATCTCCAAACCCATAGGAGAATGCACGATCACGATAATCGGACACCCCTCGCGCTCCTTCAAATGGTTCTGGACCGCCTGCATGAATCCTTCGTGGGTCATAGGGGACTCCATTAGTTCACCGCCGCTCTGTGTGTGATAATCGTTCGGTCCTGAGAGTAAATCTCAGTGATCTTTGGGTGGCAAGCGCAGTCACGCCCCAAGTTGTGAACCCCAAAGTTCAACCGCTGCGGGTCCGGCTCCTCTTTGAAGGGAACAATATGAGCCACGTTGTCGTAGCGAGGGTCTTCAGGATCGAAGTCTGTCGACGGAGTAATAATCTCCAATGCTCCGCTCTCCACGTTCTTGACTACGACCAGCCAGCGCATTACTTCTTTCCCTTCCCAAAGAATTCCGCGATCTTGGCTTCAATCGCCAGCACTCGCGGGTCGGCAGGGCGCCGCTTGATGCGGATCTCAAGATAGTACGTGTTCGGAATCTTGTCCGGGTTCGGGTTGTCGTTCTGGTGGAAGTCCCACTCAAACACCCCGGTATCCCACTCGTAGGTCGTTGAGCCCCACTGAACCTTCGACTGGTTCTGCTGAATCGGAAACCGGAACGCCTGATGCAGCAGCGTCTTTAGTTCGGCCCACTCCTCAACCGTGACGTTCTCGTACTTTGTTACTTCGTTTGCGAATTTCTCTTTCATGCTGTCTGTTCTCCTTCTTTGTTCTCTGGTGCGTGATTCTCGAACGGCAGAACCGGATTCTTTGCCGCTCGCTTTCCATGCCCTCGCGTCCACGGCCAGATGTAGCGGCCGGCGAACCAAAT